ATACAAGATGACCCGGCAATTTGTTCGTCTCTTGTGTGATGTGGCCTGCGATTGGGAAGGACTTAGTCCTATCTATCGTGCCTATGTCAACAACGAATTGTTTGCCGAGCGCACCTGGCGCTGGACTGATTGCTACTTGGAAGAAATGTTCCAGATTGAAGCAGAACCAGGGGAATACCGTGTGCGCTATGAACTGGTACCGCCACACCTGGCCAACTTGACCGTAAGCAACTGGCGGGTAGATTTTGGGCCAGCCACAGTAGAAAACGGCATTTTAAGGATACATGATGAGACTGTATGAAATTGTAAATTTGGATGAAAATGCGTCAGCAGGAGCCACCGGTTCAGGTAGCGTGGCCACTGTAGCCATGCCCTTGGGCGGCACCATTAGCAGAAATGGCGGGCATTTCTTTACTGGAACTAAATACACTACCGGCGATGCAACACCAAATACGCCGGCTGAATACAAAAAAAAATCTAAATTTCAGAATAGTCTTTAACTATTTTCCAACCTTTATAGATTTCTCTTTTACCTTGTGTTAGTGCTCTGATAGGATCTCTTCTAAGTTTTAATTTTTCGCTAAACTTGTAAGGAGTTTCTTTATATTCTTCTCCTGTTTTTTCGTTCTTAAAAACATAAAGGGTATGATCATATCCGGGATTATTTTTTCCAATCTTAGATCTTGATACAAATGTCTTTTTATAATCATTAGTAAAATATCGTCCTTTGGTCCATCCTGTTGGAATTTGGGTTGTTCCTTTGATCTTTTTGTTTTTACTGCCATTGTTAATCCAAATAGTTCCATACATAGGATTATTTTTGCCAGTATTATTGATTACACATTTTTTCTTAAAGTCTTCTCCGCGATCACGACCTACTACACCGCCAGGTCCACCGCCAGTTTCACGAATACGATTTGCCCAGGCTGGGTCATTGACAATATTCCACAGATCGCTATAATAACGACCTGTTTGTTTCATTTCTTCTTTGTTTGTAGTTTCAAGTAGTATTTCGGTATTGACATCATACCCATATTTTTCTATATGAGTAGTCCAGTCAACTCCAGATCCTTGGTATTCAAACGGATCTCTTTTTGTTTGTCCTAGGTATTGCAGACCCGTTTTGTTATGGGTCTTTTTGTAAAGGTAGTAAATACTCATGCTGATTGCTCCTTCAAGCGTTAGAGTAGTTGGATATCCCCATATCGCGAACTACACATAAACATATTTATGGCATAAATATAAAATATAATAACATTAAAGGAAAAGTTGTGTTAGCTGAATTATTAAAAACTCTGCTTGCCAGTCAATTTGCTTACTATTTAAAAGCTACTTTCTTCCATTGGAATTGCGAAGGAGCAGACTTTTATCAACTACACAAATTTTTCCAAAAAATTTACGAAGATGCGTATGAAGCAATCGATGTTATTGCAGAAGAAATTCGCACTCTTGATGAATATGCCCCCGGTAGTTTTGAACGCTTTGCCGAACTTTCGCAAATACAAGGACAAACTAAAGTCCCTAGAGCAAGGCTTATGATTGAGGAATTATTAGCCGATAGTCAGACCATGATTGATCTACTCAATCAAGTATTTGTTGCCGCTACTAAAGAGAACAAACAAGACATTGCCAATTTTATGGCTGAGCGTTTAATGGCGCAAAACAAATATATGTGGCAATTAAAAAGTTTTCTGAAGGACGCAAGGGCATGATCCATGGCACAAGACCATAACGATATCTATTCAATAGTTGAGCGTCTCCGTGTCTTGGAAGAAGGACTGGACAAGAACCAACGAAGTGTGAATCAACTCAGTGCAACCTTCAAACCCAAGACAGTGGCTGTGTTGACTGCCAAACAAGATCCTAAAAACCCCATGGCAGGCAAGCTGGTAGGCGGTGCAGAGGAAAGTGCAGAACCAGATGATGATATGTTGGAAGATGCTGGCATGACCTGGGATGGCATCAGTCCTGACACCAAAGAATTTGCTAGTGAAGATGTGTTAGACAAAGTCAAACGCCGCTTTACTGATTTTGTCAAGTCAGTAGAAGAAGAAATCAAAGATTCAGACATCAAAGAAAAGAAGTCTGAAGACACGGATCTCAAAACCAAAGATCAAAAGGATCGTGCTCTCATAGCCAAACAGGTCAAAGAACACGGAACCAACCTGCCTGAATCAGATCCAGTAAAAACCATTACCAATGAGTCGGGCACCTGGGCAATACATGAAGCCGCCGGCAGTTTTGAAATACGACACGGCAATGGCCGACTGCCTACTAGATTTAAAAACATGGATGAAGCCGCCTTGGCTGTGGAAATGTTTAACCTGCGTCGTAAGCAACACGACGCCACACAAGATTACATAGATGAAGCGTAAGGAAGAAAATAAATGTTAGCATTAGACCTATTCAATACCCGGTTCGAAAAGAATTTACAAGAAGGCGCCTTGGACGATACCATAACTCGCACCCAGGCACACTTGATGGAACCACTAAGCCTTCGAGCTGCTGAGTGTAGGAATGAACTGCTTAGACTTAACCAACAACTTAAAAATACGCCATTTGATGACCGTTCAAAGCGCAATCAAATTGTGGACAAGATGGACGACTTGGAAAAAGAATATGCAGACTTAGTTGACAAGCGCATGAAGATTCTTAAAGGTGAAATCACTTCACAAGAAGAGTGCATGGGCTACGGTGGTCTTGGTGAAGATGTTTATGACACTTACACCAATACTTACAGTCCCGAAGCTATTGCATTAGGTAAACGATTTTGCGAACACTATAATATCACAGATGATGACGATATTCAATTTGCAGTGGAAATTATTGATAACGAACTCGAAGGGTTTAAACATTCTAATCAACCTGTAGATTTAAAGCGTATAAAAAGCAGTGTAGCTGACGCATTCCGCCAGGCGTTCCGTGGTATTAGAACTGATGGGCCAAACTTCCGTAAACACTTTAAAGAAGCCGGCCTTCCTGACATTGCAGACAAGCAGGCCAAGATGGCTCGGTTGACGCAACCCAATAAAGCAGGCACTGATGTAGCCACAGCACAACAGCGTGTGAATCCTAACCCTAACAAGGGCGTGGTAGATCATGCAGTAGACTGGTTTCGTGGCAAAGGTGGTCCTGGCAAGGAAGGTCCTACCTACGAAAGTGAACTGGATGAAGGTCAGTATGATATTCCTAACCAGTACCTGTATGTGTTGGAGCAGATCAGAGATGCCTTTGAAGAAGGCAAACCCTATGCCAACATTACCTTGCCCAATAACGAAATTGTGCCTATTACTCGACCAGCCATGTTCAACCTGCTGGCCAGTCTTGGAAAAATGGAACGAAAACAGATCAAAAAACTCATGGTGCGCTATTTCAACGACAAACACAGCTTGATGACCTTGTTGTCCAGCAACCTGATCAAGCGTTTTGTGACACCACCTGTGCCAAAACCAGTGACAGAACCTGGACAAGGCAACCTGCCACTAAATGATCCCAACAAGGTGGCTATGGAAGCTCGCAACCAAAAAAAAAAGTCTGAAGAACCAGATCTGAGCGGCACCACAGCTCGTGATGCCACAGTACAAAGAGAACTGCAAAAGGTCCGTGCCCGTCATCCCTCGGCACGCACCGATATTGAAGCATTAGTCAAAGACGAGATTGTCAATCAAGAGCGGGTAGATCAGGCCTTGAGTCAACAACAGGCCGAGCTCAAACAACAGACAGCACAAACAGATCAATTGGCTCGTGTGAATCAACAGCAAGATTCTAAAATCAACAGCCTGCAACAACAGTTGGCACAGGCCGTACGCAATCTACAACAGCCGTCCGCTACTACCGCTCCGGCCGCTACGCCTGTAAAAACCACACCACAACCATCAGTCACAATCGCACCTACAGTTTCTGCAACAGCTCCGACTAAGATTCCAGAACCGGTCACGGCCAAAGACCAAGAAATTTATGACAAGGTGCGCGATCTTGAAGCTGAACTCAAGAGCAAGATCGATGCCATGGCTTCATGGAATGCTATTGCACAGAAGGATCCACAGTCCAACAACGAGTTAGAGGCACTGCGTAAAGAAGTTGAACGCACTAGAACCGAACTGGGTCAACAGGTCAAAAAGCTCAAGAAGCAAACCAAAAAAACTGCCAAACAAATTGCCAAGATGCCACAGGCCACAGCTCGGGACATGGGCACAGTTCGTCAGGTGCCCACAGTGCCACAGTTGGGTCAGACTCCAACTGACGACCAGGAGTTGGGAACACAGATCAGTCAGCGTGCCCAGGCCAATAAACGAACCAAGTACAGCCCCAGACGATCTGCTACCCAGGCAGTGCCGGCCGGCACTGCCGGCAATCAGCAAGACCTTTTTGGTCAACTCAGCAGTTATGGTCTTGATGCCGAAGAGCTCAGAGATCAAAGTACTGACTATGGCGATTTGACCAATCTGTCTAAAAAGATCAATCTAAGAAAAGGTTCACCGATCACAGTCGATGCTGAACCGGCAACTGCTCCTGAGGAGGAGGAAGCTGTGAGTGAAGGCACTATGAATCCTGCAGATATCGGTTCAGGCAAACAACTGAGCCGCACACCTGACATACGCAGACTCAAGCAGGTTAAAGATTACGAACTCATGTTAAAAAAAGAGCTGGCCAATCGCATACAAGACCGTGATGCCGAGGACGACGAGCAGGATTTCCAAGACATTTCTGAGAGCAACATGAAACGCCTGCTGAGTGATCTTGACGACATGTCAGATGCTGATTTTTTAAAGTTGTACAAGCGACCCAAACAGTACTGGCGCAATCAAATGACAGCCAAACCTGTTGCCAGTAAAAACATCATGGACCTTGATGACGATGATTTAGATCAAGCTCGTACCAAACCCACATTTGATCGTACAGGTCGCATGGTTCGTGCCAAGCCGGCCAACACACAACAAGGCATGCGTCGCATGTTGGGCAAGCCCAAAACAACACGCCCGGCTCCGGCCTTAGAGCCAGTGGAAGTGACCATGCAGGTACCTAACAGAAAAACTGATCAGTATGATCTCTTACCAGCTCGCATATTCAACAACGAAGCCGAAGCCAGAGAATTTGCTCGCAGAGTAAATGGTCACATAACCAGTATTCGTCCTGTCATGCACGAAGCTGATAACGAATCTACACCGGCTAAACTCTACACCGGCGAAGAATTAGATTTATTAGTAGCACATCTGGCCCAACAAATGGGGATGAGCCCTGCACAAATTCGTCAACGGTATGTAAAACCCATGCTGGCAAAAGGTCAAATAAAAATAGTTCCAAACAAATCAGTACATGAAGCTACTGTAGGCGGATCAGGTCTGGTTGGATTGCAAAATCACTATGCTGTGTATAAGAAAGAAAACGGCCGGGTCACCAAGGTCAAAGACACCAACAAGTCCGGCGGACCAATGAACAGTCTACAGGCCCAGACCTATGTTAACAGTATGATTAAGAATAATCCTCAACGCTACAATCATGATAATGTCTGGCATGCTCCGGCTGATATTGATCTGGATGAAGATTGGAAAAGCAAATTGGCTGGTGCCGCACTGGCCGGAGCCACTGCCTTGGGTGCTCCTGCAGCACATGCTGGCACAGTACAGGCTGGAGCCTTACAACAAGCTATGAAACAACAGGTTGCGTTGAGTACTCAACGCCCACAGGCTCCACAAGCATTGACAAGTACAGATGATCCCAGCGGGGAGCGTGTGAAAAATGAAGTGGGACAAAGAGTAAAAGTAAATCGAACGGTCAACGGGGATCAATTGGGTGAAATCATTACCAGCTTAACTGGACCCAATGCTCGTGGTGAATATCTAGTGACCACTACAACTTCAGACAACGATCGAGACAATCTGAAACAGTATGTGACCAAAACACCTCCAGCAGAAATGATGAAGATACAGCCACAAGTTAAAGAAGCTGCTAATCCAGCACAGCAGGCTGCTATAGCCATCAACATGAAAAAGCATCACAAGAAGCCAAAACATGTGGACGAACACGGTGGCGGAGTCAATGCCATGGGCAGTTATATTGCCTGGCGCAAGAACGCCAACCGAGAGCGTGGTATTACCAAGGAAGACGCTATTCCTGGCAAGATGGTCACACAGGGCTTTGTGGTCGAATATGATCCGGCCACCCAAACTGTAGTGATCAGCAAGCGCGGCCAAGAACTGGATCGTTTCCGTTTCAAAGGAGTTCCAAACTTGATCAGTTTCCAAAGAACTATAGCCAAGCGTGTCAAAGATTTAGAGGATGATCTCTACGGAGCCGACGGCGAAGCCGGTGCTGTTAGCCTTAGCAGAATGAAAGTACCAGGACGTGGCTACGGATTTCAAGAACTGGGTGAAGAATCCAGTACCAGCAGTGACGAAGCCGAATCGGCCATTCTCAAAAGAATCATGGTGGCCCATCTTGATCTGCTAAAAGAATTTGGTCCACAAAAGGTCATGCAGGCCGTAGAAGAAGTGGCCTACAACATAGGCGACTTGGACGAAATCGGATCCAGCGATGTGTCGGGCTGGGTGCATCAGGTCAAAGATATTCTTGGTGTTCCAGAAGAATTGGATGAAAAGTGGACGGCCAAATACAAACGCAGCATCGACTGTAGCCATCCTAAAGGATTTAGCCAACGGGCTCACTGTGCAGGCCGAAAGAAAAAATGAAGATTTCTGACTTTCACATCAGAAATCTAGACAAGCTGGATGAAATTCTAGTGGGTTTATGTCAGGTGGCCATTGACCGGTACGGTACCGATCCCAATCAGTATGGTGCAGTGGCATCAGCTGTGTTGGACAACAACAATAGGTTAGTAACTGCCGGCAGTTATAAGGTCAACGGCAAATGGGTGCATGCCGAGCGTGCGGCTATTGACAAGTATGAACACAAGTTCGGTCCAGTGCCTGAGGGCAGTATCATTATAACCACTTGTAGTCCTTGTACTGATCCCATGCCAGATCGTGTAGGCTCCAGTTGTGAAGACTTGATCAGCTCAACAGCGGTACATAAGGTCTACGCTGGCTTTAGAGACCCTAGCCAACACACTCGTGATCACGACAAGACCTATCATTTACAAATTACCCGCAACAAAAAAATACAAGAACTGTGCGGCCGTTTTGCTGACACTTGGCTCAAAAAAGATCTTACAGAACTCAGCTTTCTAGGAAGTCCTTGCACCCAAGACTGTTCGGGACATAGAGCTGGGTATGCCTGGAGTCAAAGCAAGGGTGGTAAGGTAGCACAGAGTCCTTGGAGCCCCAGCTTCAATAAAGGAAGCCAACTACAAGTAGATGGTAAGTAAGACCATGAACGATTATCCTGTATGGCCCGAAGACGACGGTTATGATAGCCCAAGAAATCCTTACGCCCCTTGCTGAAGTAGATCCCAACACCCTATCGGGTAGCGACAGCCCCAATCTTAATCTTGAAAGATTCTGGGCCATAGCCGAACTGGCCAAAATCAAAAATCAATTTGATACTGTGTACATACTTGGCTCATGGTACGGCAATGTGGCCTTGATGCTGTTCATGCTGGAACGCTACATACATTTTGATCGCATCATCAACGACGAAACCAATGCCAAGGCTCTGCAGGTAGGTCAGGAACGATTGAAGCGTCTAGGCCTGTCTAACCGTACCCAGGCCATGTTGAAAGACGCCAATCGTTTAAATTATCAACAGTTGGGCGACAATGGCCTGGTAATCAATTTGAGTTGCCATAACATACCCAGTCTCGAATGGCTTGATCGTATACCCACAGGCACCATGGTAGTTTTACAAGCACGCAATCAGGATCCCGGAGCTCGTAATCATTTTGAAAACTTTGCTCAGTTTGATCGAGCCTTGCCCTTACAAAAAACCTTGTATCAAAACACTCTAAAGTTAACCGATCCTGACGGTCCTTATGAGCAGTACATGAAGATTGGTCGCAAATAGAATACACTACCTTAGGACCTTATGGTTACTGGTGTATGCCCGGCTGCTGGGCTGGACATTATGGGAGTCGTGCCCCGGAATGGTGTCCTGAAGTGAGCTTTATCAAAATGCCGTTGACTTTTCAAAATAATCGTATATAATAGTTGAACAAAGGAGATTTACATGTCTAATAGAACTTTCAACACTGCCGAACAGGCCAAACTGACCCAGGTCATCAACGAAGGTATGCAGGTCACCATGGAGATTGAAACTCTCACAGGCGGACTCAATGACACCATCAAAGCCATTGCTGAAGAGCTGGATATCAAACCTAACATTCTCAAGAAGGCCATCAAGTTGGCACACAAGGCCGAGTTTGGACGTGAACAGCAGGATCATGAACTGCTTGAGACCATCCTGACCACTGTGGGTAAAACTCTCTAATCATAATGGAAGCATTTAGATTTAATAATCTAGTTTATATACCCATTACCAAACATGCCAGTACATCATACAGGCATCTGTTTAGAGATATTTTATCCTGGCAAGAAATACAAACTGATGAAATAGACTGGGCGCAGGATCATGTGTTTGCACATCTGTTACATCCGTATACCAGACACTTAAAAGGCATCACTGAATGCGTTGCAAAATACAATCTTCTCAGTTTAGTTGACAATGACAATTTCCTAAAATTGTTAGGAACTGCTGTGTTTGATCTGCACTCATATCCGTTGTCTGTTGCATTCGGTGATTGGTTATATAAAATTGATTGGATTTTGTTGGATCACCATCTGTACGATGCAGATTATCTTACCTTGACTTTTTTACAACAACACGGTATTTCTGTAGATGTCATTCCAAAATTGAATACCAGTTATCCAGACCAAAAAATATTGCTAGAAAAAATAAAAAAAATTAGAGACGACAATGATTTGACCGGAACACTCACTTATTTTTATGAGCAGGATGTAGTTTTATATGACCGAGTCAACAGATATAGTAAATATCATGAACTCAACAACAACCAGTCATGGGATGAATGCAGTTGGTTAACAAATTATTCGCCTGTAAAGACCGAAGTTGAATTGTAGCATGTGTCGCTCACACAACGAGCATGAATCAAGGCTAGTGGGCCATAAACCACAAGGAGAACGATGTATATTGACGCACTTTTTGATCGTGAACACGATCGCATACATGTAGTTGAACGCAAAAACGGTGAGCGACAATATCGCGAATATCCGGCCAACTATGTGTTCTATTATGATGACCATCGAGGCAAGTTTCAAAGCATCTTTGGTACGCCAGTAAGTAGATTCAGTACAAGAAACAACAAGGAGTTCCGCAAGGAACTCAAGATGCAATCCAGCAAGCGACTGTATGAATCTGACATCAATCCGGTATTCCGTTGTTTAGAGGAAAACTATAAAGGTCAAGACGCACCCAAGCTCAACGTAGCGTTTTTCGACATTGAGGTCGACTTTGATCCTGAACGTGGCTTTAGTCGACCCGAAGATCCGTTCAATCCCATCACTGCTATTTCAGTATATTTGCAATGGTTGGATCAACTGGTCACCCTGGTCGTGCCACCCAAACACATGAGCACCGAAACAGCACAAGAGATTGCCGGCGAGTTTACCAACACAGTGGTATTCACTGACGAAGGTGAGATGTTAAAAACATTCTTGGACCTGCTGGAAGATGCCGATGCAATATCGGGTTGGAATTCAGAAGGCTATGACGTACCCTACACCGTGAACCGGGTAACTCGTGTGCTGAGCAAGGATGACACAAGACGTTTTTGTTTGTGGAATCAATATCCCAAAGGTAGAACCTTTGAACGCTTTGGTGCTGAAAGTCAAACCTATGACCTGATTGGTCGTGTGCATATGGACTATATGCAATTATATAGGAAATACACCTACGAAGAACGTCACAGTTACAGCCTGGATGCTATTGCTGAATATGAATTGGGCGAAAGCAAGACAGTGTTTGAAGGGACTTTGGATCAACTGTACAATCAAAACTTCAAGACTTTTATAGAATACAACCGCCAGGACACCATGATTCTTGCCAAGCTAGACAAGAAACTCAAGTTCTTGGATCTGGCCAATACCTTGGCGCATGAAAACACAGTGCTACTACAGACCACCATGGGTGCGGTGGCTGTGACTGAACAGGCCATTATCAACGAAGCACACGAGCGTGGCATGGTAGTGCCAAATCGCAAAGAACGCTATTCAGATGAGGACACACAGGCCGCAGGTGCCTATGTGGCCTATCCACGTAAGGGCATACACGAATATGTAGGATCTATAGACATCAACAGTTTGTATCCGTCAGCTATTCGTGCGCTCAACATGGGACCAGAAACCATTGTAGGACAACTACGTCCAGTCATGACTGATCGATATATTGCTGACAAGATGAGGGCTGGCAACAGTTTTGCCGCCGCATGGGAAGGCCTGTTCGGCACATTAGAGTACACGGCTGTGATGGAAATGCAGACCGGTACAGAAATCACTATAGACTGGCAAGATGGTGAAGAGTCGGTACACAGTGCGGCTGAAGTATGGAAGATTATATTTGATTCAAATCAACCTTGGATGATCAGTGCCAATGGCACTATCTTTACCTATGAGAAAGAAGGCATCATCCCCGGCTTGTTGAAACGTTGGTATGCCGAACGCAAAGACATGCAGGCCCGACTAAAGGAATCTAAAAATGCAGAAGATGAAGAGTATTGGGACAAGCGTCAATTGGTTAAAAAAATTAACCTCAACAGTCTCTATGGTGCTATTCTTAATCCTGGTTGCCGTTTCTTTGACAAGCGTATTGGCCAATCCACAACTCTTACTGGTCGTGCAATTGCCCGGCATATGGATGCTTATGTAAACGAATGCATCACTGGCAAATATGACCACGTGGGCGACGCAATCATCTATGGTGACACGGACTCCTGTTACTTTACTGCGTATCCAGTACTCAAAGAAGAAATTGAAAACGGTCGTATGACTTGGAGTCGAGAAACAGCAGTTCAGTTATACAATTCAATTGCGGATCAGGTCAATGAAAGTTTTCCTGGCTTTATGGAACAGGCATTCCATGTGCCACGCGAGATGGGTAGTGTGATCAAGGGCGGTCGTGAGATTGTGGCTAGCAAAGGCCTGTTCATTACCAAGAAGCGTTATGCTGTCATGTATTACGACAAAGAAAACAAGCGTGTGGACACGCACGGAAGTCCTGGTAAAGTAAAAGCCATGGGTCTTGATCTCAAGCGATCAGATACACCCAAGGTAATCCAAGAGTTCTTGAGCGAGATTCTCAATGATGTGCTAATCGGTGCTACCCGTGACGAGATCATCGAAAAGATTCGCGAGTTCAAATATAAATTCAAAGAGCGACCAGGTTGGGAAAAAGGAAGCCCCAAGAGGGTCAACAACTTGACCAAGTACAGCAAAGAAGAAGAACGCCTGGGCAAGGCCAACATGCCCGGACATGTACGTGCTGCCATCAACTGGAACAATCTACGCAAGATGAATTCGGACAAATACAGCCTACAAATTGTGGATGGTATGAAAACTATTGTGTGCAAGCTGAAACCAAATCCCCTGGGCTGGACTTCGATTGGCTATCCCACCGATGAGTTACACTTGCCGCAATGGTTCCGAGACCTGCCATTTGATGATTCAGAAATGGAACAGACTGTGGTAGATCAAAAGTTGGACAACTTGTTGAGTGTGTTGGATTGGGATCTGGCATCGGCTACCAATACCGAAAACACTTTCCAGACCTTGTTTGAGTGGTGATATGAAAAAATTAAGTGAATTGATTGCTTATAAAAATGAAATAGATCGTTTGTCTATCGAATCGGCACAAACATTTACCAATCTAGAATTGAGCAAAATTACACATTTGGTTCGGAACGATGCTCTGGATCAACAGCTGACTGAAATAAATTCACAATTCAAAATCTTTGACGACCGATTTGATCAACTCAAAAAAGAACTACAGGATTTGATATCTATAGCCGAGCGGCCATGGATACAAGAAGGCTACGAACGTTATGACAAGGGTGAGGTCAATAATCCCGATGACATTCTCAAAGGACGTCAGATCAATTCAATCGATAGTACTCCGTTTCGTGCCAGACTGGCGCAGTATGCCAACTGGAAATACCCGGCTATGATTATTAGACCTGGCCTGGACTCGTTTATCAACGACATGGTAGCATATGATCCGCTATATCTAGTGGACTTGTCACACGATTTTTTACAACCGGCCATGCAAAAATTCAATGAACAATACCAAAATCGACTGAGACCTTATGTGGTCAAAGAAGATCTTGACAGTGAGATACTGAAACAGTTGCCCAACGCACAGTTTGGTATTTGTCTGGCTTTTAACTATTTTAATTTTAGACCATTTGAAATTATCAAAAAGTATTTGGAAGAAGTTTACGACAAACTCAAACCTGGCGGTATTTTTGTGTTTACCTTTAATGATTGTGATCGTCGCAGTGCTGTAGAATTGGTTGAGCAACATTTTTGTTCTTATACACCCGGGCATCTAGTACAAGAATTGATCAAAACTGTAGGCTATGAAATTGTTTACACTTGGTCAGATGATGGGCCTACTACTTGGATTGAAATCCATAAACCTGGACAGTTGGACTCATTGAGAGGTGGACAGGCCCTGGCAAAAATATTACCTAAACCTGTTGCAAAATCTAAATAAACCCTGTAAAATACACATAAGGAGAATTACACATGAGAGATCATTTATTAGACTTAGTAGAACACACATATGACCTAGGTTGCATTGACCTGGTCAAAATTACTGGTGACGATACCAGCACAAATATGATTGGCATTGCCGAAGATCGTAGCGTGATCATCGACGGAGTATTTGCAGGTCCTGTGGCCGATTTTATTGGCACTTTTGGTATGCCAAATCTAAATAAACTCAAAATTTTATTGAACTTAGAGCCCTACAGAGAAAATGCCAAATTGGCCATTACTCGCAAAGACACAGGTGCATTGGATCAACTAACATTTGAAAACGCCGATGGCGACTTTAAAAATTCATATCGTTTTATGGCCACAGAAATTGTCAATGAAAAATTGAAAAATGTCAAGATGAAACCGGTTACATGGAATGTAGAATTTGAGCCCACAGTGGCAGCAATTCAACGACTCAAGATGCAGGCGCAGGCCAATGCCGAGGAAACCAATTTCAAAGCCAAGACCGAAGGTACCGATTTGAAATTTTATTTTGGTGATCACTCAACACACGCTGGCAATTTTGTTTTTCAACCAAATGTAAGTGGACAGCTCAAGCGTGAATGGGCATGGCCAGTTAAAACAGTCATCGGTATCTTAGATCTCACCGGAGATAAGACCATGCGTATCAGTGACGAAGGCGTGGCCGAAATCACTGTGGATTCAGGTTTAGCTGTTTACAACTTCAAGATTCCAGCACAAAGCAAGTGACCCAAGATAACTTAACCGCCAAGCAGTCAGATTACGCTGTATTCTTGCCAGCCATCTCGGGCTTTTATGCTACCTTTGTGGGCAAACAGCGTGATCCGGTCAACGGTCCTTATGTGGATCCTGCTCGCATGCCTGCAGGCATTCCAGACATGGAACAACTGAACTGGCTCAACGATCAGAAAGGACTGTTTCCATACCGATGGAGCCTGTACTCAGGTGGCCATGCCAACCTGGATCTTACCAAACAAGATTGGTCCGAAGACATGGTTCGCAATAGAGATCCTAATACCTTACTACTAGGCGACTCGGGTGGGTTCCAGATTGCCAAGGGCCTGTGGGAAGGTGAATGGCGCGATCCAACCAGTGCAGCAGTTTTGGCCAAAATGGCCGAACTTCAAGCACGCGGTGTTGAGTATGTGCCAGATCTCAAGCCCGACGGAACGCCCAAGCATGACAAAAAAGGCAACACAAAATACATCAAGATTGATCATGTAAAAAATTATCAAGACTTATTGGATGCCGCACAAAAGAAACGCGAATTGGTTCTCAAATGGCTAGATGGTATTGCCAACTATGGCATGATCTTGGACATACCAACCTGGGTTAT